TCCCTCGAGGCCTGCGCCTTCCAGGCCGCCTTCCTCGCGGAGAGCCTCGACGAGCTCGAGCGCGCGGGAGGTGCCTCCTTCGAGCTTGCGCGCGGCCCGGGCCTTTCGCAGTCTCTCCCCGTGCCGACCAGACAACCGAACCCTTGAGGACCGCTCCGCCGCGGGCGGCTCGAAAATGGCCAACTTCACCTACGACAACGCGAAGCTCCTCTTCATGACCGCGGGCCTGAACCTCGCGACGGAGGACGTGCGCGTCGCCCTCGTGAGCACGAACACGACCGCGAACTCGCAGCCCGGGGCCACGACGATGGCCGGGTTCACAACCCTCGACGAGTACGTCGGCTCCGGCTATACGGCCGGCGGCGCGTCGATCATCGGCGAGGCCGTGTCGCTCGACGGCACGAACCACCGGGCGATCTTCGACGGCAACGACCTGACGTTCACGGCGCTCGGCGTCGGAACTCGGCCGTGCCAGGCCGCCGTCGTCTACTGCTGGCGCGGCTCGTTCGGCGCCTCGGTCCCGCTCTACTACGTCGACACGGGCGGCTGGCCGTTCTCGGGCAACGGCTCGAACGTGACGATCCAGTGGAACGCGGCGGGCATCGGGCAGATCACGTAGCGAGAACCCCTCCCCTGGGGCCGCGCCGCGTCGAGCGGGCGCGGCGCGGCCCCGCTCCCTGACCGCCGCTCCGGAACCTCAAGATGGGACGCCCGCTAGTTTTCGTTCCCGGGACTCCGAACGAGATTCGCGAGCTCGGCGACCCGCCGCTCGACCCGCTCGACCTGCTCTCGCTCGGGCAGGCGGAGTGGGAGAAGCGCGTCGCGCAGATCCTCACGGTCCCCGGGACGACGACGGCGCGCGCTATCGGCTTCGCCAGTGCCGGCACCTTCGACGGCACGCTCTCGGCCCTCGAGAGCGACTCGAAGGGGCACTTGCTCGTCCACACCGGCGCAGCCTCGACGAACGCCGACGCCGGCGTCACGGGCCCGAGCTTCGGCGAAACGCGCGCGCTCTGGACGCCGGACTTCTCCATGCTCGTGCGGCCGGGCGCGAGCCTCGCGAACCAGGTTCTCTGGGTCGGCCTCGTCGACTCCGCCGTCGACGGCGTCACGAACCCCGCGAGTCACCAACTCGCCGCGTTCTGCTACCGCTCGGCGACGGATTCAAACTGGAAGACCGTCACGTCCGACGGCGCGACCGCCGAAATACACGACGGCCCAGCGATCGCCGCGGGCACGAGTTACCGCCTGCGCGTCGCGCTCTGCCCTGACGGGGCCTGGCGCTTCTGGGTCAACGGCGTGCTCGCCGCGTCGCACACCGTCAACCTGCCCGCGTCTTCCACCGGCCTCGGGCCCGTCGCGCGCGTGCGCACCCTCGAGAACGTCGCGAAGTCGATCGCCTGGGGGCGGCTCGCGCTGATCCAAGCGTAGGCGGACCGTGCCTACCTTCCTCGCCTTCGAGGTCCCGCTCGCCTCCGACGGGCGCATGCAAGTGCGCACGCTCGGCGACGGGCTGCTCCACGACGTCGCGAACGAACCCGACGTCGACCCGCCCGCCGGCGGCGTGCGCGTGCGCCTGCTCTCCGGCGCCGCAGCGGTCGTGCCCGTCTTCCTCGCGATCGCGACGCCCGACCCCGTCGTCTCGACGAGCTCGGTTCCCGCGGCGCTCCGCGGGCCCCAGTACCCGGCCGCCGCGACGGCCGCCACGAACGTCCCGGCGGCGCAGGTCTTCCTCGGGACGCTCCGAATCTCGCCGCAGGCGACCCAGGCCGCGACGAACGTGCCCGCCGCTACCGTCTCGTTCGGCGGCGGCACGATCCTGACCCCCTCGCCCGTCGCCTGCGGCTCCGTCGTGCCCGCGGCGCTCGTCGGCGAAGGCCTGGTCCTCTACCCCGACCCCTGCGCCTCCTCAAGCTACGTGCCCGTGCACTCGGTCGGCACGCCCGGCGCGCCCTTCGAGGTGCCCGCGGCGGCCGACGGGTTCGCGTACGTGCGCCTCCGCGACGGGTCGACCCAGGAAGTCGCGAACCTCCCCGACGTGCCGGCGCCGGACGGCAACCTGCTCGTCCGCGACCTCGCGGGCGTCGCCCACCCCGTCCCGCTCTGGCTCGACGTCGCGACGCCCGACCCCGCTGAGGCCGCGTCGCGCGTCCCGCACGTCACGCTCGTCTTCGGGATCCCGCAGCTCTTCCTGACCCCGGACCCGGTCACGAGCGGCGCGCGCGCCTTCGTCGCGAGCCTCGACCTCGGGACGCTGGTGTTGACTCCTCCTCCGCTCGCCGACGGCGCGCGCGCCTTCGTCGCGCACGTCGCCCAGGGGTTCTCGGCGTTGACCCTCACGCCGGACCCCGTCGCGGTCGCCTCCGGCGTCCCGAGCGCGCAAGTCCTGAGCGCTGGAACGCTGACGCTCCTGCCCTCCGCCGTCGTGGTCGCCGCGGGCGCGGCCGCCGTGACCGTCTCGACCGGAACCCTCTTCCTCCACCCCTCGGCCGTCGCCGCGCGCGCGGCCGTCCCGCCGGCCGTGGGAGGGCCATCGGACCTCTTCCTGACGCCCGACGCCGTCGCGTGCGGCGCGGCGGTCCTCGACGCAGCGGCGGCGTTCCAGAGGTTCCTGACCCCGAGCCCGGCGACCGCGACCTCCACGGTCCCCAGCGTGAACCAGGTCTTGAAGGCGAAGATCCACGGCATCCCGGCGCCGATCGAGTCGCACTCCGCCGTCCCGGCCGCCTCGGTCGTGTTCTCCGGGCCGCACTCGCTCCTCGCGGACGCGCTGGCCGTCGCAAGCGCGGTTCCGGTCGCGAACTGCTTCCAGTGGACCGTCGCTGGGCCGGTCGTCACGACGAAGACCCGCGCGCCGGGGCAAACCAGGCTCGAGGGTTGACGGGCCGGAGGTTTCCTCCTAGTCTGCGGCCGTGGAAGTTACCTCCTCAACCGTGAGACAGAAACCCGGCCCGCGTCCGCTGCCTGAAGGCAAGGCTCGAACCGCAGTTCTGCACGTGCGCGTCAGGCCGTCGGACCTCGCGCTGCTCGAGCGGGCGGCGAAGGCACTCGGGGTCGACTTCGCGACCTACGTGCGCGGCCGGCTGCTCGTTGGGAGTCCGGAGGACTGGACGCTGCGCGAGGCAGTAGCGCTCGACCTCGAGGGAGCGCGCCGCGAGGCGCGCGCGATGCAAGGCGGCGCGTCGTGAAGGTTCTGCACGTGCGGGCCACCTTCGAGGTTCCCGAGTCGTTCCAGGAGTCCGAGCAAACAGCGCGGGCTTACGTGGAGTCCGTGCGCTCGTTCCTGCTCGCGATCCAAGGCGAGGAACTCCTCAAGAAAGACAACTCGGGCACCGCGACCCCGACCCTGCTCTCCCTCGATCAACTCGGCGAAGCGCTGCTCTGGAACAATCCCCCCCTGCTCGTCGCCGTCGCCGTCGTGGAAGTCGAAAACGAGGAAGCGATGCGCAACTTTCACCTGGGAGAAATCCAATGAAACAGTGCCAGCAGTTCGACGTCGGTTTCAGCCTCGCCTACAAGGTGCTCGACCAAGCCGGCGCGCCCCGCGACCTCACGGGGATCACGTCAGCGTTCCTGCTCCTCGAGTCGCCGAGCGGACGCCGCGCGCGCTACACGGCGGCAGTGGACCCGGCTTCGAGCACGGTCTCGTACGCGACGCAGGCGCTCGACCTCGACGAGTGGGGCCAGTGGCGCGCGCAGGTCGAGCTCGTCGGGCCGAGCGAGCACACCCGCGGGCGCGTCGAAGACCTCTGGGTCGCACCCAACGCCTCGGCGCCGGAGTTGGTGCTCCGGCCCGACCCCACGGTCACGAACGCGGGTACGCGGCCCGCAGCGCTCGCGGGAGTGTGACGTGGACTGGCGCGACTACGACGTCGAGCACGTTCCGCACCCGAAGGATTCGGCCTTGCGGCGAGAGCTCGACGCTGCACAACGCGCGCGCGCGTTCGCCTCGAACCTCGGACCCGTCCCGCCAGGAACGGTCTTCGTCGACAACGTCAACGGAAGCGACGAATTCGACGGATCGAGACCCTATCGCGCGAAGCGCACGCTCGCAGCAGCGGCAGAGTTGCTCCGCGACAGCCCAGCGTGCAGGCTGATCATTGTTCCGACTGGAGTTCCATTCGTGGACGGATGCGGCGCTTTCGATCCAGCCCCTATGACGCGACCCCTCGACGGCGACGCGACTAGGTGAACGCTCGAACGGACCTTCACGAACCCAACCAACAACCGAAGAGGAGGAACGAAATGGGCGCGCGAGAACTGAGGCACGACGACGGGACTTTTACGCCGGGTACGCCGCTCGTCGGCAAGACGATCTTCGTTCGAGCGATCGGTGGAGACGACAGGAACGACGGGCTGAAGCCCAACACGGCGAAGAAGACAGCGGCCGCCGCGCACGCGGCCGCAGCCGCGACTCCTGGAGTCGAGTTCGTGTACTTCGTGCCGGAACACGGGCACTCCGCGGGAACGCCGGTCAAGGAAGAGGGCGGGAATGCCGGCTGACGTGTCGAGCGCGGAAGGGACCGCAGATCGGGCGAGCTTCGCAGAATGCGAAAACGTGTCGGAGTTGCGGAGGCACCTAGTCGCGTTTGAATCGAGGGCGCTCTCCCGCGTCGGGCTCGAGAGCCAGCGGTACATCGAAAACGACCAGAGAGTGAGCGGCCTATTCCAGCGCGTCGCTCAGTTGGAGCAGGATGGCCGCGCTCGCAATCAACCGGGCGAGATCGTGCGCGTCCGTCAGGAGGAGCCGCAGACGTTCCCGCTCGACGTCGCTCGAGTCTGGATCGTGCGCGAAGCGCGGCAGTTGTGGGACACCACCCTCGTCGCTGGCGGAATCGTCGTCCTAGGTTCGGCAGCCGGAGTGGGAGTCGCAATCGGAGTCGTCGGCGCCTTGCGCTTCATGCGAGCGTGGTTCGCGTGAAGGGGGCGAATAACTTGGCCGTCGTCTACGCGCTGGCAGCGCTCTCGCAGCCGCCGCGCAAGGGACGCGACGACGACCCCGGATTTCTGTCCCGAGCGCGCAGGACGTGCTGCGCAAAGTGCGACAAGCAACGGCGCGCGCGGCGTCGAGAGTCGAAGGACGCGCGGAGGCGCAACCGATGAGTTTCCTCGAGAAGATGCAGGATCGGATGCGCTCCTTCGGCAGGCAGGAGAACCTCGCCGACGCGATCACTCCGGAACAGCACCGCGCGATTCTCTTCGGAGCCCGCGCCGCGCTAGAGATTGCCGCAGCCGAAATGACCAACCGGGCGAAAGACCTCTGTTACGACGAAGGGCCGGCTCGCGCGACACGAACTCGAGAGGCGCGGGAATTGCGCCGCCTAGCGAAGGAAATCGAGTGAGCTTTCGCGAGCGGATGCAGCAGCGAAAAGCCCAGTTCGTAGGCGTACAAGGGTTGTACGTTCCCTGGGTATTCGAGTGGGCCTGCATTGCGGTTCTGAACGAGGCAGCGCTGGAGATTGAATGCGAGCTCCATGCCACGCTCGACGACTGCGGAGATTCTCAACAGGCAACTCACAATATGTTCCAGTGCTTGCGAAAAATGGCTAAGGAACTCGAATGAGCCTCTTTGCAGCGATCGTCCGAACTACAATCAACGTCGCCACGCTCCCAGTCGCGGTCGTGAAGGACGTCGTGACGCTGGGCAAGATCGGGAGCAGCGAAAAGCCCTACACGCTCGAGAAGCTCGAGCAGATCAAGTCGGAGGCCGAGTCGTGAGCTACGTCCTGAAGATCCTGCTCTACCTCGACCAACTCGGCGAGGCGCTGCTTTGGCGCGACTCGGGCCTGACGATTTCGGCGAGGTGCGGCCTCGCGCTGCGTCACCCGAACGAGCACAACGGATTCTGGCGCTGGCTCGGCGGAGTGCTCAACCGGATGGAACGCGGGCACTGCGAAGGAGCGATCACGAACGACGCAGCACGCGCGCGCGAGGCGCTGCGCATTCTGGAATCCGATTCATGAGCAAGGAACCGACGTACCTCGCGTGGCGCAGCGCGCAACTCTGGGCGCTGACCTACGCTTTCCGTATCGCTCTCAGGCACGCGATCGAGAAGCGCCGCGTGCGGCAGTTCTTCTGGACGTGGCATTGGTGGATAGGTGCTTGGCACGCGATCGCGGTCGGACACCTGCTCGGATTCGACGGTGCCTACTACGGCACCGCGCGCTTCACGAGGCGCAGAACGGCTCGGTTCAATCGGCGATATCTGCGAGAAGCCCAGGCCCGCATCGCTGACCGTGAAAAGCTGGCGAAGCGGCCTTCGTGAGCGCGCGTCCCGCGAGCGAGGCGTTCGACCACCTCAAGCTCGGGCTGGCGCAGTCGCACCCGAATCGAAGGCCGCCTTCTTCTCCTCCGCTCGAGACGGCGCACTCCGAACCGCCAGGGCACCCTTTCCGGCTCTACCTGAAGTGCGAGGCCTGCGGCGAGAAGAGGACACTGGCCGACCCCTACGCGCCCTGGATCTGTCTGAAGAACCCGGCGCGGCACTGCGTCCGCGTCTCCGATAGAGTGATCCCGTGAACGGAGGCGAGACAATCAAGGTCCAGGTCGACACTCGAGACTTCGACGAGTGGGTTTCGTTCGCCGTCGGAAAGCAGGTTCCGTTCGCGACGGCGAAGGCGCTCTCGCGGCTCGCGGTTCTCGCGCGCGACCAGGTGCGCTCCGATCTTCCGTCGCACTTCAAGATCCGCTCGACGTGGCTCTCGCGCGGGATACAGGCCGTGCCCGCGAACAAGAGCGACTACCCCAACCCGTTCGCAGTCGTCGGTGCGCGCGACCAGTTCCTCGAGTTGCAGGAGACCGGAGGAACGAAGACGCCGAAGACGGGTCGCGACCTCGCGCTGCCGAGCGATACGGTGCGCGTCGGAGCCGGAGGAAAGATCCCGCTGGCGCTGCGCCCGCGGCGCGCGCTGGACCGCCGCGGCATCTTCAAGCAGACCCTCGTGCGCGGCCAGAGCGCAGGCTCCGTCGCGATCCTTCGTCGTTCTGGGAAAGACCGATACCCGCTGCAGGTGCTCTACCTCTTCCGTCGCAGCGCGCACCTGCAGCCGCGCTTCGGGTTCAGACCAACGGTCGAAAAGGTCGTCGCAGCGGCGTGGGGCGTCACCTTCAGGCAGGCGCTCTACCAAGCGCTGCAGCCGCGCAGCGTGCGCAGGTAGAAAAGTGGCTCGCTCGGCGCACAACCGCAGAGCGAGCCACGCCGGTCTGCAGACCGGTTCTCTCGCGGAGATCACGCGGCGGATTGGCTCGCTGCACTTCCGACGAGCACGTCTTCCGCCTTGAGCTTCAGGACGGCGCACACTGCGGCGAGCCGCGACGCGGGCGGTCTGTACTGCCCGGTCTCCCAGGAGTGCAGCGTGTCGATCGAGACCGGATAGCCGAGCTCGGCCATGCCCTTCACGACCTTCGCGCGCGACAACCGCAGCGCGCGGCGCGCGGCCAGCAAGACCTCGCCCTTGATCGCGGGGTTCCTGGGTCGACCTCCCTTGTCCTTCGAGTTCTCGTCGCTGGCGTCGTTCATGAGGTAACCATAGCCCGGCGCGCAGCGCTCGTCGAGCGCCGGCGGCCGCGCGCGAGGGAACGTGAACGTGGCAACTGCTCGCTCGAGCGCGGGCTTCGCGCTTGGGCACTCCGCGGGGGGCGGCCTCCGGCGCGCCGGAGGCGCGCCCGCGATTTTTCCTGCGAGAGACGGAGGAAACCTCGACGTCAGACCCTCCAGCGCAGGCCTCCTGGGGCCCCCCTGGGGGGGTATGGGTCCTTCCTGACCACCCCGAGAGACGGGTGACGCGGACCCCGATAAACCTCCGCCCCCAGGCTGGCAACCGGGTTGCCAGGAGGGTAGAACTCTGGCAACCCTAACAGAGGAAACCTCCGATGCCCGACGCAGCGAACGGACCCCAGACCGTGCAGTTTCTCCCCCCTCCTCCGCGCCGCTACCGCGTGCGCGTCGCCGTCGAGGCGGACGACTTGCCTTCGATCGCGCTGGCACTCCGCGAAGCTGGACTGGCGCTCGGACCCGAGAACCCCGTCGCGAACGGCGTGCACGGCGGAGGCAACTGGGCCGGAGCGCTCGCGCTCAATCCGTTCGCCGCGCGCGGCGAGAAGCACGCGCTCGAGGTGCGCCGCTGGGTCGAGGAAATGCCCGCTGCGCAGCGCGACGGCCTCCAGCGCACGCGCTCGAAGGCGGTCGCCGTCGGCGGGAAGTTCGCCGGCGGACCCGGGGACCTCGCGCAGCTTCCCGGAATCGTCGAGACCGTGCTCGGGGCCGGACTGCAGATCCCGGCACCCGCGACTGCCGAGGAGCAGCCGAGCGCGCCCGAGCCGACGCTCTCGGTTCCCGCGTCGGACGTCTCCGCCCAGGACACCGTCCCCGACGCGCAACCGCAGCCGGCCGCGCGCGTGCTCACGCCGGACCCCGTGATCACGAACATCTCCGCGAACGAGGCCGCGCCGGCCGTCGCGCCCTGAACCGTGAACGTGCTCCGAATCGAGTTCGACGACGAGCGCTTCGACGCCGCAGTACACGACGGCCTACCTGAAGGGGGCGACCTCGAGGCAATCGTGAAGGACGGCGCGACGATCGACGGGGCGCCGGCCGTCTGCTTCACGTTCACGGTCGAACTGCCGGACGGCACGCTGGCGCGCGCGCAGTCGGTCACGACCGCGCGACTCGTGTGCGCGCTCGGTGCGGCGATCAAGGGGCACCTCGATCGGATCGGATTGAGCGGCGACGACTCCCTGTCCGATCAAAACGAACCGCCCTCGAGGAACTGAGAGTGGGCGACTACCGCAGCGAGCAGCACAAGGTCTACACGAGCGAGGGAGTGCGCGCGCTCCTGCGCATCTACGCGACCGCGGAGGAAGCAGACAAGACGACCGGTTCCTGCACGACGTTTGCGCTCCTGCGCAGAGCCAACGTCGGCGAGACGTGGCTAGGGCTGAACGCGATCGACGTTCTCGTGTCGTGCAACATCCTCAGAAAGGTGGGCGAGGGATCCCGCTCGGACGACCTGGTCTTCGTCTTCAGGCCTCCGTCCTTGCTTCCCTGATCATGCAACCGACGACCATTCTGCTTTGGTGTCTCGCCGCCGTCGGCGTCGGCCTCACGATCGTGGTCGTGGGCTGCGTCGCGAGCGCGTGCTCGTACTTCCTGCGCGAGGCACGAGATTGGTGGAGGGACTGAGCGTGATCGAGCGCGACCCGAGCAAGTACCAGACTTCCGACGGAAAGCCCACGCACCCGGAGTTCTCGGGCCAGAACTCGCCTGCGCCCCAGCCCGTCAACCCAGAGACCGGCCAGCACCGCGCGTACTGGGTTCTCTCGGACGAGGAGCGCGCGAAGGGCTTCTGCCGCCCAGTGCGCCGGACCTACCGGCACCGAGCCTGCGGAACGTCGACGCGCATGGGGTCCGCGATCGCCGAGACCTACGCGCGCGAGCCGAAGTTCTACGGGTCTACCTTCTGCGTCGAGTGCCGCGCGCACCTTCCCGTCTCCGAGTTCACCTGGGAGGACGGAGAGACCGTCGGAACGTGACGTCCTCGCGCAAGCTCGCAGGAGTCCGCGAGTACGCGCGACACCGCGGCGTGTCGCACACCGCAGTCCAGAAGGCAATCAAGACGGGGCGGATCGCCGCTGCGATCGTGCGTGCGAAGGGGAAGCGCGACGCTATCGACGTCGAGGCGGCCGACCGGCTCTGGGTCGCGAACACCGACCAGGCGCAGCAGCGACCGCCCGCTCCCGAGACGAAAACGCCCGAACCTGAGACGAAGAGCGACGTCCCTGAGACGAGCGCGCCTCAACTCGACTCGAAGAAGGAGAACTCCGGGCCGATCGTCAAGCCCGGGCGCGACCTCTTCGACCAGGACCTCGAGCCGGTCGCGAAGGAGGAGAGGCTCGGAGACGGAGGCGGAGCCACGTTCGCGAGCGTGCGCGTCAACCGCGAGGTCTGGGCGGGCCACCTGGCCGAGTTGCGCTACCGGCAGGTCGCGGGCGAGCTCGTCAGTGCCGCGCGCGTGCGCGAACTCTTCTTCCGCGCCTTCCGCAACGTCCGCGACGGCCTGCTCTCACTCCCGGTTCGCGTCTCGCACGACCTTGCAGCCGAGACGTCGCCGGCGCGCGTCGAGGAGCGACTGACGAAGGAGTTCGAGACCGTGCTGCAGGACCTCTCGCGTGTCGAGCTCCTCTAACCCGCACGAGACCGCCGAGCGCGCGCTGCTCGCGACGATCGCGGAGGCGCTCCGCCCCGACCAACGCCTGCCCGTCTCCGAGTGGGCTGACCGCTACCGCGTCCTCTCGTCGATTTCCTCCGCCGAAAAAGGGCAGTGGCGCACGGCTCGCACGCCGTACCTGCGCGAGGTAATGGATTGCCTCTCGCCGACGTCCGACGTGCGCGAGGTTGTCCTCATGTTCGGCGCACAACTCGGGAAGACCGAGACCGGAAACAACTGGGTGGGCTACGTCGTCGACCAGTCGCCGGCGCCAACCATGCTCGTCCTGCCGACGGTCGAACTCGCGAAGCGCGCCTCGCGCCAGCGGCTCGATCCGCTCTTCGCGGAGTCGCCTCGGTTGTCGGGGAAGCTGCGCGACAAGCGCTCGCGCGACTCGGGCAACAACCGGCTCGAGAAGCTCTTCCCTGGCGGGATCCTGATTCTCACGGGAGCGAACTCCGCCGCGGGCCTTCGTTCGATGCCAGTGCGTTTCGTCTTCATGGACGAGGTCGACGCCTACCCGCTCGACGTCGAGGGAGAAGGCGACCCGGTCAAGCTCGCCGAAGCGCGCACGCGCAACTTCCACAACTACAAGATCCTGAAGACCTCGACGCCTACGTTCTCGGGGACGTCGAGGATCGAGCAGGCGTACGAGGCGGGCGACCAATCGCGCTACGAGGTGCCCTGTCCGTTCTGCGGCGTCTTCCAGACCCTCGAGTGGAACGGCCTTGCCTGGGAGAGGGGCGAACCGGAGACGGTCGCGTACCGCTGCTCCTCGTGCGCGGCGGCGATCGAGGAGCGGCACAAGCTCACCATGCTCGCCGGCGGAAGGTGGACGCCGACGAACCCCGACGGCGTCCCGCACGTGCGCAGCTTTCACCTCTCGAGCCTCTACGCGCCGCTCGGCTGGTACTCCTGGGAGCGCGCAGTTCGCGACTTCGAGGCCTCGAGCGACGACCCCGAGCAGCGCCGCGTCTTCGTCAACACCGTCCTCGCGGAGACGTGGAAGGAGCGCGGCGAGGCCCCGGACTGGGAGAACCTCTACCGCCGGCGCGAGAAGTACCGCGAGGGCACCGTGCCGCGCGGAGGACTCGTGCTCACGGCCGGCGTCGACGTGCAGCGCGACCGCCTCGAGCTCGAAGTCGTCGCCTGGGGCCGGCGCCTCGAGTCCTGGTCGGTCGAGTACCTAGTCCTCCCGGGCGACACGGCCGGGGAGCAGGTCTGGAAGGACCTCGACGCGGTCGTCGACAGGACTTGGCCGCTCGAGTCTGGGGGCAACCTCCCGCTCCGGATGCTCGCGTGCGACGCCGGCTACGAGACCGCCACCGTGTACGCCTGGAGCCGCAGGCACTCGGTCCATCGAGTCGCGGCCGTCCGCGGGCGCGACAACCTCCCGCTGGTCGTCGGCATCCCCTCGAGGGTCGACGTCGCGACGACCGGGAAGAAGCGCAAGCGCGGCGCGCGGGTCTGGCCGGTCGGGACCGGGATCGTGAAGGCACAACTCTACTCCTGGCTCCGCCTGCAGCCGCCGCTGCACGAGGGCGAGCCCTTCCCGCCCGGGTTCATGCACTTTCCCGAGCGCGGGGAGGAGTGGTTCAGGCAACTCACCTCCGAGCAACTGGTCTCGCGGGTGATCCAGGGGCACGCCCGGCGCACCGTCACGGCCTGGGTCAAGACCAGGGAGAGGAACGAGGGCCTCGACTGCAGGGTCTACGCCCGGGCAGCCGCGGCGATTGCAGGGGTCGACCGCTACCAGACCGCCCAGTGGGACGAGCTCGAGCGGGTGCTGGGGCTTGCCTCCAAGGAAGCACCCCGACAGGATGGCGAGCAGACCCCTCCCACCCCAGGCTCTCCGCAGTCGAGCACGGACGACGAGAGAAGGGGCGGAGGGGGCTACCTATCGCGATGGCGTACACCTCGGACGACCTGACCGCCCTCGAGGGCGCGATCAAGACCGGCGCGCTGAGCGTGAAGTACAGCGACCGCGAGGTCACCTACCGCAGTCTGAAGGACATGCGCAGCCTGCGCGAGGAAATGAGGCGCGAGCTCGGACTCTCCCGCCGCGGGCTTCGGTTCACCTACTACGAGACCAGGAAGGACGTCTAGTTGGACCTCGGCCGCTCGCTCGACAACCTGGTCGGGATCTTCTCGCCGCGCGCCCAGTTCTCGCGGATGCGCGCGCGCGCGGCGGTCGAGACCGTGCTGCGCCACTACGAGGGTGCGGCGCAGTCGCGGCGCACGGCCGGGTGGCGCGCGCCGAGCACGAGCGCGAACACTTCGATGCAGGGCAGCATCGCGAAGTTGCGCGACCGCTCGCGCGACCTCTGCCGCAACAACCCGTGGGCCGACCACGTCGTCGAGCTCTACGAGTCGGAAATCGTCGGCCCCGGGATCGTGCCGCGGTTCACGGCGCAGCGCGCGAGCGTCGCCGCCGCCATGCAGCAGGTCTGGAAGGAGCACTGCGAGACGACGGCAATCGACGCCGACGGCCGGCTCGACGTCTACGGCCTTCAGGCGCTCGCCACGCGCACGACGATCGAGTCGGGCGAGGTTCTCTGGCGCCGGCGCAAGCGGCTTCCGTCCGACGGGCTCCCGCTGCAGTTCCAGGTCGAGACGCTCGAGCCCGACCACCTCGACCCGGTACGCGACTTCTGGCTCCTCGCGAACGGCGGTCGCATCCGCTACGCGATCCAACTCGACCCGCTCGGGCGCCGCGAGGGGTACTGGCTCCTGCCGAACCACCCGGGCGAGGGCAACGTGCCCTACCTCCCCTCGAAGCTCGTGCCTGCGAGCGAGGTGCTCCACGCCTACCGGGTGAAGCGCCCGAAGCAGCTTCGCGGCGTGCCCGCGCTCGCTTCGGTCCTGATCAAGCTGCGCGACGGCGACGAGTACGAGGACGCGCAACTCCTGAAGCAGAAGATTTCCGCCTGCCTCACGGCCTTCGTGACGGACATCGCCGACGGGGAGGAAATGCCGCCGCCGAACCCGAACGGGGACAAGCCCTCGCAGCCGCTCGACGCGCTTGAGCCCGGCGCGATCGTGAACCTGCCCAGCGGGAAGACGGTCGAGTTCTCCACGCCTCCGTCAGTCGAGGGGTACGAGGCCTACGTGCGCTCGATCCTCCGCGGCGTCGCGGCCGGCGCCCACGTCACCTACGAGGCGCTCTCGGGCGACTGGTCAGGGGTCAACTACTCGAGCGCGCGCATGGGGTTCCTGCAGAACTCCCGCACCGTCGACCGGTTCAGGGAGCACGTCCTCGTCACCCAACTCCTCAACCCGCTCGTCCAGTGGGTCGCGGAGGCCGCCGTCCTCGCCGGGCGCATCCCGATGGACGAGCCGATCGCCGTGACCTGGACGCCGCCGCGCCGCGCGATGCTCGACCCGAAGACCGAGGTTCCCGCGCGCCGCGACGCCGTGCGCGCCGGTCAGTGCTCGCTCTCCGAGGTCCTGCGCGAGGACGGCCTCGACCCCGACCAGGTCTTCGCCGAGCTCGCGAGCGACTTCGAGAAGCTCGACGCGCTCGGCCTGAAGGTCGAGAGCGACCCGCGAGTCCCGCTGCGCACGGGGACTCCCGCCGGAGGCGAGGGAACCCAGTCCGAAGCCGCGCCGGCCGGCGGGTAGGTTTCCTACCCCTTGAACGACCCGGGCGCGCGGGGCAACTTCCGGGGCGTGAGCAGCCGCCAAGTCGAACTCGAGCCGCAGGTCGGCCGCGCCTTGTGCCGGAGCGCGAGCTTCGACCCGAAGACTCTGCAGGTCGACCTGCAACTCACGACCGGCGAGCGCGTGCTACGCGACGGCTGGGACGGTCCCTACTACGAAGAACTCGGCCTCGACGACGGCGAACTGCGCATGGGGCGCCTCGCTTCGGGCCGACTCAACCTGCTCGACAACCACGGCTACGTGGACGGCGCGTACGGGCCGTCGCGCTTCGCGTCGAAGAACGTGCGCGGCGTCGTGATTCCGGGCACCGCGCGAGTCGAGCAACTCTCGACCGGCGAAAAGGCCGTCGTCGCGCGCTTCCAACTCTCCGACCGCGAGGAGCTCGCCGGCTACCGCAAGGACGTCGCGAGCGGCGTTCTCGCTCAGTGCTCGGCCGGCTACCGCGTCTACAAGATGGAGGTCGTTGAGCGCACGGCTGGCGCGCCGCCCGTAATGCGGGCGACCGACTGGGAGATCACGGAAGTCTCGATCACCGCCTGCCCCGCGGAGTCCGAGGCCTACGTGCGCACGCGCGGCGACGAACAGAAGAAGAACCGCTGCGAGCTCGTGGAGCTCGCCGACAACAAGGACGGAACGCGAACCATGAAAAAGAACGAGCAGAAGCCCGACGCTCCCGCCACGACCGAAGTCCGCACCGACGGCGCTCCCGCCGGCGACGGAACCCAGGCTCCCGCGAGCGCGGAGGCGACCCGCGTTGCGACGCTCGAGCGTCCGGCCGCCGACGACGACCAGGTCCGCGCCGCCGAGCAGAAGCGCGTCCTCGACGTGCAGAAGTTCGGGAAGCGCTTCGGCCTCTCCGAAGCCGCGATCGCGGGCGTGATCCAGAGCACGCGCACGTACGACGAGGCGCGCCTGAAGGTCGCCGAGCTCTACCCGGGCTCGACGCCCGAGGTGGCGGAGCAGCCCGTCGCGACGCGCGTGACCGAGACCCAGCGCGCGGGCGAGGACGAGGCGATCCAGACGGCCCTGATCCACCGCTCGCTCCCGCACCTCGTCAAGGAGGACAAGCTCACCGACCAGGCGCGCTTCTTCCGGAGCTACTCGCTCCTCGACCTCTGCCGCCACTTCGTCGAGCGCCAGGGCAAGAACTGGAAGGGCCTCTCGAAGAGCGACCTCGTCGAGCGCGCGATGCTCTCGTCCTCGGACTTCCCCGAGCTGCTCGCCGGCACCGTCAACAAGACGCTGCGCGACCAGTACCAGTCGATGCCGAACACCTGGCGGCCCTGGTGCCGCAAGGCGAGCGTGCCCGACTTCAAGACGAACTCGCGCGTCCAGACGAGCGGCGCTCCGTCGCTGCTCGAGGTGCCCGAAAACGGCGAGATCACCCGCGGGAAGATCACGGACGCCGCCGAGAAGTACGCCCTGAAGACGTACGGGAAGATCGTCATGATCACGCGCAAGGCGCTGATCAACGACGACCTGTCCGCGTTCATGCGGATCCCGTCGGACTTCGCCATCTCGGCCTCGGTCCTGATCGAAGACCTCGTCTACGCGATCCTGACGAGCAACCCGAACATGGCCGACACGTTCGCGCTCTTCGGCGGAACCGGCCACAACAACAACGGGACCGGCTCGCCGGGCTCGAGCCTCTCGACCGGCGGTCTCTCGACCGCGCGCGCCCGTATGCGCGCGCAGAAGAGCATCGAGGGCAAGTACCTGAACCTCTCGCCGCGGTTCCTGATCGTGCCCGCGGCGCTCGAGACGGTCGCGCAGCAGAACACCGTCCTGATCAACGCGGTCACCGCTGGCGGCGTGAACCCCTTCATGGGCCTTCTCGAGGTGATCGTGCAGCCGCGCCTCGACGGCGCGACGAACGGCCTGACGTCGTGGTACCTCTCGGCCGACCCGACCTTCATCGACACGATCGAGGTGGGCTTCCTCGAGGGGAACGAGGGCCCGCGGATCGAGTCGCAGCTCTCGTTCGAGTCCGAGGGCATGGAGATCAAGTGCGTCCTCGACGTCGGCACGAAGGCGATCGACTACCGCGGCCTCGACCGCAGCGTCGGCGCCTAGTCCTGAGCGAGACGTGAAGCCAACGGGGAGGGGCGCTGCTCCTCCCCTCGAGAAAACCGAGACGAGGGAACCAGAACGTGAACAACAACCAAGGAAGCGGGAAAACGATCACCGTCGTCGCGCCGTCGGCGATGGTGTCCGGAACGGCCTACCTGATCGGAACGACGCTCTTCGGCGTCGCCGGCGCAGCGGGCGGGACCGGCGACCTCGTCGCCCTCGACACCGAGGGAATCTTCGAGCTCCCGAAGCTCACGACCGACGACTGCTCCCCGGGCGACATCCTGTACTGGGACAACACGAACCACCGGCTCACGAAGACGAGCAGCAGCAACACGAAGGTGGGCGTCTGCGTGGGTCTCGTGATCACGGTCACGAGCGCGCCCACCGTGATCATCAAGCTCAACGGCACCGTCTAGACGGCGTCGCCGTGGGCTGGCGGGACACGATCGACGCCGGCAACCTGGCCGTGCGAGGAGCCTTCGGAGAGCCGGTCACGTACCGGCCGACCGGAGGCTCTCCCGTTTCGATCCAGTGCCCGTACTCCGAGGAGTACGTCGAGGTCGAGCCCTCGAGCGGGGCCGCGATCGTGTCCACGAAGCCGAACATCCTCTTGCGCCTCGCCGACCTCGGCGGACCCGAGCCGCAGGACGGCGACGTCTTCGAGTGCCGCGGCGACTCGTTCCGAGTCGAGGAAGCTCGAGTAGACGGGACCGGGTCGGTCTTGATCGTGGGCCGGAGGCTCCCCTCGTGATCTTCTCGAGCGTGCGCGACCCGAACTACCGCGTCACCCGCGCGCAGATCGTCGCAGCGGTCGTCGAGCGCTTGAAGGGCCTCGACCTCGACTTCGAGCAGAAGGTCTTTCCCCAGCGCGCGCGCCCCTTCTGGCCGAAGACCTTGCCGAACTGCGCGGTCTACGCCCTGCGCGAGTCGTGCGAGCTCGGGAACGAGGCCCCGCGCGACTACGTGCGGAAGCTCGAGCTCAAGATCGAACTGGCGGTCGGAATCCAGACCCCGGCGCCCGACTCTGGGACGAGCGACGCAGTCGACGTGCTCTGCAACCAGGTCTCCGAGCAGATCGAGCGCGACGAAACCCTCGGCGGCCTCGTCGAGTCGACGAAGGAGAAGGGCTGGGAGTTCGACCTCGTGAACGAGGGCGCCGACTACTTCGGGTTCGCTACCATGACCTACGAGGTAACCTACCCCACCGAGGTCGGCGAGCACCCGGTCGGCGGGTTCGACAACCTGCGCAGCGTGCGCGCCGAGATCGCGGCCGAAGGCGCCACCACCGAAGTCGAGCTCGCGACGGGAGCACAACCTTGAGCCAGTCCCCCTTCTTCGTGCTGAGCCTGCGTCCGGGCGTGCTGATCCGGGACCCGGAAACGGGTAGGCTTGCGACCGACGGAGAGGAGTTGCCCCGGAACTCCTTCTGGAGCCGCCTTCTGGCGGACGGGGACGTCGAGGAGGACACTCCCGAGGAACAAGTCGAACAGAACGAACAGAACGAGGAGCCGAACCCGTGACCGTCAACTTCAACGAAATCGCGCCGACGACCCGGACCCCCTTCGTCTTCGTCGAGTTCGACGCGACGCGCGCGGCCCAAGGCCTGCAGGCGCAGCCCTACCAACACCTCTTGATCGGCCAGAAGCGCACGGGCGCCGGCACGGTCGCGGCGCTGACCCTCGTCCGCCTCCTCTCGAAGGACCAGGCCTCGCAGTTCTTCGGCGCGGGAAGCCAACTCGCGCAGATGGCCGCCGCGCACTTCGCGAACAACCTCGAGACGCCCACGTGGGCAATCGCGGTCGCGGACCCGTCGGGAACCGCCGCGACCGGCACCTACGCCTTCTCGGGATCGGCAACGGAGAACGCGACCTTCGCGGCCTACGTCGGAGGCAAGCGCTACCCCGTGTCCGTGACGATCGGGGAGAGCACGACCGCGATCGCCAGCGCGCTCGCCGCGGCGATCAACGCCGACACGTCCTGCGCCGTGACCGCGTCCTCGAGCCTGGGAACCGTCACGCTGACCGCGCGCAACGTCGGCGTCCTCGGCAACGACGTCGACCTGCGCGACTCCTACCAGGACGGCGAGGCGCGCCCCGCGGGCCTCGGCGTGACCGTGACCGCGATGTCGGGGGGCACCGGCGACGTCGACCTCTCGGGCGTCTGGCCGAAGCTCGGCGACGTCTGGTTCAACCTGATCACCTTCGCCGCCACCGACGCGACGAACCTGACCGGGATCGAGGCCGAGCTCGACTCGCGCGCGAGCGCCGGGCGCCACGTGGACGCCTACGCGATCGTCAGCAAGGCGGGCGACTTCTCGACCGTCTCCACGCTCGGGAACCAACGCAACGCGAAGCGCTGCGCGATCATCCCGAACAGCAAGAGCCCGACGACGCCCTGGGAGTTCGCCGCGATGGCCGCGGCCCAGGTCTCCGGGTCGGCCCAGATCGACCAGGCGCTCCCCTTCCAGACCCTCCCGCTCGTCGGGGCGCTCGCGCCCGCGACCTCGGACCGTTGGACGCAGGCGCAGCGCAACTCGCTGCTCTACTCCGGAATCTCGACCTTCACGGTCGCGGCGGACGGCACGTGCCAACTCGAGCGCGTGATCGGGACGTACAAGACGAACCCGCAGGGCGCGTCGGACCCGGCCTACCTCGACGCGAACACGCCGCTCGTGCTCTCGCGCCTGCGCTGGGACTTCACCAACCTCATGGCGTCGCGCTACGGGCGCGTGAAGGTCGCCGACGACGACACGCGCTTCGCTGGCGGTCAGTCGATCGTGACGCCGTCGCTCGTGAAGGCGGAAATCCTCTCGCTCTTCGGCCAGTGGGAGGCGCTCGGCCTCGTCGAGGACGTCGACCAGTTCAAGAACGACCTGATCGTCGAGCGCAACGCCTCGGACCCCTCGCGCATGGACGTCTACATGCCGCCGAACCTGGTCAACGGCCTGCGCGTGCTCGCCGCGAAGATCGGCTTCATCCTCTAGCCGGGGCTCGTCCCCGGGGAACTCGAAACGATGGCAACAACTCAACCGAAGAGGGCCCGAGGCGGGACCCTGTCCGTCAAGGTGAACGGCGAAATCGTCGACGTCGTCGGCAACGTCGAGTATGACCTCGGCGAGCCGCAGCGCGAGGCGATCGTCGGAGCCGACCGGGTGCACGGCTTCTCCGAGAAGCCGAAGGTGCCATACCTGAAGCTCGAGGTGACGGACCGCCAGGGCTTCGACCTGCGCGGGTTCTTCAACGTCTCCGGAGCGACCGTGATCTGGACCGGTCGCAACGGCAAGGGCGTCACGCTCTCGGAGGCCTGGTACGCGGGCGCCGGCACCGTGCAGTCCGAGGACGGCAAGGTCGACGTCGTCTTCCAGGCGATGCGCGCCGACGAGTTCAGCCAGTGAGCAACCAGGCTCCCGACAGGGCGCACGAGGTCTACAAGCTCAAGGTGCCGATCGAGGCCTCGGGCGAGAAGATCGACACCGTCTACGTCAAGCGACCGAAGGGGAAGGAGATGCGCCTCTTCCCCTCCGAGGTGAAGACGCTGGGCGACCTGCACCCGTTCCTCGCGAAAATCTGCGGCCTCACGGCCGAGCAGGTCGACGAGCTCGACGCAGCCGACTACAAGGCAATCTCGGACGTGGTCCAGGGACTCGTCCAGGGTTTCCCTCCGACTGGCCCGGGCGCCTAGCCCTCCTCGGGTCGGAACTGCACTTCGGGCGAGACGAGTTGCTCGACCTCGACGTCGAGGAACTCGCGTTCTGGTGGGAGGCGGCGGAGACCCTCGCGAGGGCTCGCCAGAAAGCCTCCGAAGGGTAGACTCCGGGCGTGATCACCTTCCCGCTGTCCGTCGTTATTTCGGCCACCGACAGGTGGACGGCGCCGCTCGCGAAGATGCAAGCGAGCGTCAAGAAGACCTTCGCGCCGCTCCGCGAGGTCGGAACGAAGCTCGGCGCGCTCTCCGAAGCCTCCGGCCTGAACAAGGTCGTCGAGGGGTTCCAGGGCGTCGCGCGCGCGGGAAGCGAACTCGTCCACAGCCTCGCCTCGGGCTTCCTGAAGGTCGGAGCGATCCTCGCCGGCGTCGGGTTCGCCCTGTACGAGGTCGTCGGAGGCACCGCGCGCGCGGGAGTCAACGCCGTGCGCGCCGCGGGACGCATCGGACTCACGGTCGAGAAGTACCAGGAGCTCGCGTACGCCGCGCGCGCGGCCGGTCTCGAGACGGAGGACTTCGACGCGAGCATGGCGAAGTTCTCGCGCACGATCGGCCAGGTGGCGCTGCGCAACAAGGCCGCGAACGAGGGCTTCCGGCGCCTCGGAATCAACGTCTTCGACGCGGACCACCGGCTGCGGCCGATCGACGAACTCCTCGGCGAGGTGGCCGACAGGCTCAACCAACTCGACGACCCGCTGAAGCGCGCCGCAATCTCATCGCTCCTCTTCGGGCGTCAGGGTTCCCGGCTGACCGAGTTCCTGAAGGGCGGCGCCGCCGGCTTCGCGAAAATGGGCGCCGAGGCGCACGAACTCGGCGTCGTCCTCTCGAAGGAGGACGCCGAGGCCTCGAAGGAGTTCGTTCACTCCTGGCACCAAGTCGAAGAAGCACTCACGGGCGCGCGAAACGTGATCGGCGTCGCGCTGCTGCCCGCGTTCCAGGAACTCGCGGTCAAGCTGCGCGACTTCCTCGTCGGGCACCGCGCCGAACTCTCCGAGTGGGCGCGGAAGTTCGCTCGAGACCTGCCGGCCGCCGTCGACAAGCTCGTGCGCGTTATGGGCGAGTTGCTCGACGCCCTCGAGCCGCTGGTCAAGGCCTTCGCGTGGCTCGTCGACACGGTTGGGCCCGTGCCCGTCCTGCTCGGAGCGATCGGAACCGTCCTCGCAGTCACGGTCGTGCCCGCCGTCCTCTCGTCCGTCGCCGCGCTCTACACGCTGTCCGCCGCGCTCGTCGGAACGCCCGCAGGCTGGGTCGTGCTCGCAATCACCGCCGTCGTGCTCGCGATCGGACTTCTGATCGTCGACGTGCTGCTCCTCGCGTCGCAGTGGAAGTTTATTTGGCAGGCGATGCGGATCGAGTTCGACGTCTTCAAGTTCTACCTCAAGGGAGCAGTCTGGCAACTGCTCGCGCCCGTGCGCTGGATCGAGGACGAGTGGTCGAAGCTCCCGGGCTTCTTCTCGAACCTCTGGGCGGAGATCAAGGACGCAATCCCGGGCTGGGCGTTCGCGCCGCTGAAGCTCGCGGGCGAGGTCGCGGTCGGTCCCGCGCGCCTGACGGACTCGCTCGTGCGCCGCGCGCAGGGCGGCGCAACCGTGACGCCGGTTCCCGGCTCGACGCACGTGAAGGTCGAGTTCCAGAACCTCCCGAAGGGCGCGCGCGTGTCCGAGGCTGGGAACCAGGGCGTCGACCTCGACCTCTCCCTCGGCTACTCCAACCTGGACGGGTTCTAGCGTGACGTCCTGGCGCGACAAGCTCCGGCCCGCGTCCTTCCGCGGGATCCCGTTCGAGGTCGACGCGAACGAGTTTCAGGGCGGCCGCGCGACCGTGACGCACGAGTACCCGGGGCGCGACGAGCCCTACGTAGAGGACCTCGGGAAGCTGCCGCAGTCGTTCGCCGTCGAGGGCTACGTCGTGGGCGACGACTTCCTCGAGAAGCGCGACGCGCTGGTCGACGCGCTCGAGAAGGAGGGCAGTGGCACCCTCGTGCACCCGTACTACGGGACCCTCGAGGTCTCGCTCTCGGAGCCCTTCGTCGTCAGGCACTCCACGTCCGAAGGCCGCGTCGCGCGCTTCCGGATGGTGTTCACGCGGACGTCGGTCCCGTTCTACCCCGAGACCTTCGTCAACGGGCCCTCGCTCTCGCGCACCGCCGGCGCGGGCGTGAACGCCGCGGCCGCCGACGCCTTCGCGGCGAGCGCGAAGGTCGAGGCGCAGCCGGAGTGGGTCGTCACGTCGGCGGTCAACTCCGTGCTCGAGGTCTTGAACTACCTGCGGACGCTCGACCTCTCGCAGGGCGGATTCGCAGAGGTCGCGGACTTCCTCTACTCGGTCGACGCGCTCGCGGACGCCGCTATCGACGTGCTCCGCGGCGGTCTGCTGCCGCACCAACTGCAGGACCTCGTCGCGAACGTCGAGGGCCTCTTCGGCTCGAAAAAGGCCGCTATCGACGCCTTCTTCGGCCTCGACGACTACCGCTCGACGCAGCTTGGGTTCTCGAGCACGACGGGGCTCTACGCCGACGGGAACGCCGAGGCGGTCGAGCAACTCGCGCGCGCGCAGGCGCTCGCAGCGGCGGCGAGCTCGGCGGCGACGAACTCCTGGCTCTCGAGCGAGGACGCGCAGGCGACGCGCGACGAACTGCTCGCGCGGATCGACGCGCTCTCCGTGCTCGTCGGCGACGACCTCTTCTCGCAACTCCAGGCCCTCGCCGCGGCCGTGAACCAGTCCGTGCCGCCCGAGGCGGAAACGCTGCCGCACCTCCAGAGCGTGACGCTCCGGGCTTCCACGTCGTCCCTTCTGCTCGCGTGGCGACTGTACGGGGACGCCTCGCGCGACCAGGAAATCGTCGACCGCAACCACCCCAAGCTCCCCGGCTTCCTCGCGCCGAGCGACCCGCTCGAGGTCCTCGTCGATGCCTAGCACCGGCGCGCCCGACGTCGTCCTGACCGTCGACGGCCAGTCCTTCGCCGGCTGGGAGGAGGTCGACTGCGCGCGCACAATGGAGGCCCTCTGCGGCTCGTTCCGGCTGAAGGTCTCGGACCGATCGGCCGACGCGCTCGGCCTCTTTCCCGTGCCCGAGGGAGCAGCCTGCGAGCTCGTCGTGGGGGGCGACGTCTGGCTCTCGGGGTACGTGGACGCGGTCGAGTCGAGCTTCGGGCCGCGGGAGCACACCGTCTCGGTGGAGGGACGCGACCTGGCCGGCGACCTGGTCGACTGCACGCCGGCGGGCCTCGACGTCGAGTACTACGAGGTCGGGCTGCTCGAGCTCGCCGAGACGCTCTGCGAACCGTTCGGGATCACGGTCCTGGTCCAGGACGGACTCGACCTCGGCGACCCGTTCCAGGTCTTCGGGCTGCGCCCCGGAGAGACGTCGCACGAGGCGCTCGAGCGCGCCTGCAGGCTCCGCCGCGTGCTCCTGGGCTCGACCGCGGCGGGCGCCGTCCTGCTGACCCAAGCGTCCACGGGCCGCGCCAGCGTGGGCCTGCGCGAGGGCGTGAACGTCAAGTCCGCGTCCGTGCGGCTCGACCGCTCGGCGAGGTTCTCGCGCTACTACGTGCGCGGGCAGCAGCCCGGGAGCGCCCTTGCCTGGGGCTCCGACTGCGCCGAGCTCGAGGGCGTGGCCGTCGACCCGGTCCCCAGGCAGGAGCGCACGACCGTGATCGTGGCCGAGGCCGCAGTCGACGACGTCCGCGCGCTCGAGCGCGCGCAGTGGGAGGCGACGACCAGGGCCGCCCGCGGGTCGACGCTGGCCGTGACCGTGTCGGGCTGGCGCCAGAACGTCACGACGGGCCCGCTCTGGGTCCCGAACCAGGTCGTCCAGGTGAAAATCCCGAGGTGCCGCGCCGACGGGGACTGGCTCATTTCCGGCGTGCGCTTCCACAAGAGTCGCGCGCGCGGCCAGGTCACCGAGCTCACCCTGACCCGTCCGGACGCCTGGATCCCCGAGCCGCCGCGCCTCGAGGACGAGCCGGTCTTCGGCTCCGACCTCGAGGGCGGAGGCGACCAAGGGGAGTTGGACGCGCCCCCGTGAAGCTCCAGGACTTCAACCGCGCCCTGGCCCCGCTCTGGCGGCGCGTCGTGGGCACTTTCTCCAGGGGTTCCCTGCGCCTGGTCGACGAGAGCGCCGGGACCCAGCGCCTCCAGGTGGGCCTCTTGAAGGGCGAGACGCGCAACCGGGTCGAGCGGCCGCAGTTCTACGGGTTCACGTCAAGCCCGCTGCCTGGAGACGAGGTCTTCGTCCTCTTCGTCGGGGGCGACCGCTCTCACGGGGTCTGCGTCGCGGACGGAGACCCGCGCTACCGACCGAAGGACCTCAAGCCGGGCGAGGCCTGCCTCTACACCTTCGAGGGAACCCGGATCGTCCTGCGCCGCGGCGGGGTCGTCGAGGTGACCGCTGCCGCCGAGGTCCGCGTGATCGCTCCCCTACTCCGCGTCGAGGGCGACGTCGTCGCCACGGGCGACGTTTCGGACGGCGCGGGCTCGCTCCAGGACTTCCGGGACCTCTACGACGTGCACGTGCACCCCGAGCACGACGGCGGTTCCACCGGTCCGCCGACGCCGCAGGCTTGACCGCCGGAGCGCGGCGAGCGACCCTCGCGCGCGTGGACCTCGAGCTTTCCTGGGGACCCGGAGGGGGCGACCTCATCCTCGAGAGCGGGGACCTGTCCGACTCCGGCGGCGTCGTGACCGCCGTGCTGCTCTCGCTCTTCTCGGACGCGAAGGTGCCCGCGGACGACTCCCGGCCGCTGCTCGACCAGGACCTCCGCGGGTACTGGGCCGAGGTCGCCGGAGACTCCTATGGGTCTTCCCTCTGGCTCCTCGACCGCGCGAAGGCGACGGCCGCCAGCGCGGCTCTCGCGGCCGACTCCGCGACGAGCGCGCTGCAGTGGCTCAAGACGGAAGGGATCGCGGCCTCGGCCTCCGCTTCGGCGTCCTACCTCTCGGACGGGACGCTGCAGCTTGCGGTCTCGCTGACCAGGGGGACGTCGAAGAAGTGGGCGTCGCTCTGGACCGACGCCGAGGCCCTCCTCCTGCGCTCGGAGGGGCTGCTCTTGCAAGTTTCGCCGGGCTGACGCACGCTTCGAGCCCGTGAGCTTCCAACGCCCGACCCTCGCCGACCTGCGCTCGAGGGTGTCGGCCGACCTCGCCGGCCGCCTCGGCCTCTCCGGACTGCTCCCGCGCTCCGTGCTGCTCGCGCTCGCCTACGTGGTCGCGGGCGCCGTTCACCTCCTGTACGGCTACCTCGACTGGCTCTCGCGGCAGCAGTTCCCGCAGACCTCGGACCTCGACGGGCTGCTCCAGTGGGCAGACCTGCGCGGCGTCGTGCGCATCCCCGCGCAGTTCGCGACGGGCACGGCGACGTTCACCGGGCAGGTCGGAACGACCTTCGGGCCGAACGTGCAACTGCAGCGCGCGGACGGCGCGGTCTTCCGCACGCGCGCGCCGGCGACGGTCGGAAGCGACGGCACGGTCTCTACCACCGTGCAGGCGAAGGTCGCGGGAGCCTCGAGCAACTCCGTCTCGGGAACGATGCTCACGCTCTCGTCCTCGATCCCGGGCGTCTCGCCCTCCGCCACCATCGACCCCGCGGGACTCGCCGGCGGATCCGACGCGGAGAGCGACGACGCGCTGCGCGCGCGCGTGCTCGAAGCGTGGCGCGAGCCCGCGCGCGGCGGATCGGCAGACGACTGGATCGCGTGGACGCGCGAGGTTGCGGGCGTGGTCGGGGCGTGGGTCTACCCGCAGACCCCGCAGGTCGGCGCCGTCACGGTCACATTCACGGTCGACGACGCGAGCGGCGGCCCGATCCCGAACGACGCGCAGGTCGCGGCGGTTCTCGCGCACCTCCAGGTCAACAGGCCCGTCACGGCCCAACTCTTCGTCTTCGCGCCCGTCGCGCTGCCGGTCGACGTCGCGCTGCACGTCGACCCGAGCGACGCTCCGACCCAGGCCGCCGTCGAGGCCGCGCTCGAGGACCTCTTCAAGCGCGAGGCCGCCCCGGGAGGCACGATCCTCCTCTCGCACCTCCAGGAGGCAATCTCGCTCGCGGACGGCGAGCACGACCACGTCCTCTCGAGCCCGAGCGCCGACGTCGTGGCTCCGTTCGGTCGCCTCCCGGTCCTCGGCACCGTCTCGTTCTCGTAGGCCGTGGGACTTTCCAGCCCCACCGCCGTCGAGTCGAGCTACGCCGAGCAACTACGCTCCCTGCTGCCGCCCGGGCGCGCGTGGGGACCGTCTCCGGACTCGAACCTGCGGAAGCTGCTGCTCGGGATGGCCGGGGAACTCGCGCGCGTGCATGGGAGAGCGGGCGACCTTCGGAGGGAAGGCGACCCTCGAGCGACGGTCGAACTCCTCGAGGACTGGGAAACCTTCCTCGGCCTGCCGAGCCCGTGCACCGGGCCTCTCGAGGGCCTCGAAGCGCGCCGCGGCGCGGTCCTCGCGCGACTGCTCGAGCAGGGAGGGCAGAGCCCGGCGTACTTCGTCGAGCTCGCCGCGTCGCTCGGGTTCTCGGTCACGGTCGTCGACTACCAGGCCTTCCGCGCGGGCTCGCGGGCCGGCGACCTGCTCACGAACCCGGGCGAGGCCTTCCTCGCGGGGTACGCGCGCGCGGGCGACAGGCTGGGCCTCCCGCTGGCGTGGCCCTTCACGATGGACGTCGTGTCGGCACCGATCACGACCCAGTATTTCTCCGCCGGTTCGCTCGTCGGCGAGGCGCTCGCCGTCTGGGGTAACTCCCTGCTCGAGTGCTCGCTCTCGGAGGCGGCCCCGGCGCACGTCTTCGTGCGGTTCCTCTACGTGCTGCTCTTGCACCCCGACCCCGTGGTCGTCACTCTCGGGACGCCACCGGCCACCGTTTCCTAGAAGGGGACCCCTTGTACAAGATCGACTCCCAGGGCGCGACGGGCGACAACCACTTCACTCAGGGCGACCCGAGCCAGGGCATCCCCGCGACCGTCGTCAACGCCGGCTGGCTCAACTCCGTCCAGGACGAACTGCAGCACGTCCTCGACGCCGCGGGGATCACGCCCGACAAAAACAACTCCTCGCAGGTCGTCGCGTCGATCCAGGCGCTCGTCGGCCTGCGCGCGGGCTCGCGGAACCTGCTGATCAACGGCGACTTCAAGTTCGCGCAGCGCCGCAAGACCGCGGCGCTCTCGGTCGCTGGCGGCGCTGTCTCCGGCCTCGTGCTCGACCGCTGGCTCGCAGCGGCGGACTCCTCGGGAACGGGAGTCGCGACCGTGTCGCGCCAAGCGCACACCGTCGGGCAGAGCGCGGTTCCGGGCGACCCGGTCTACTTCATGCGCCACGCGCAGACCACGGGCTCGAGCGTGGGCACTCCGAGCGACGTCCAGCGGATCGAGGGCGTGCGCGGGTTCTCGGGCGTCGACGTGACCGTCGGAATCTGGCTCAAGGCGTCCGCTCCGATCACGGTCTCGGCGCGCGCTACGCAGAACTTCGGCACCGGCGGGAGCCCGTCGAGCCCCGTGGTCGTCGGAACCACGACGCTCTCCGTGACGACGTCGTGGGCCTTCTACCAGGTCACCTTCGCGATGCCGGGCATCGGGGGCAAGACGCTCGGTACCGCCGGGAACGACTACCTCGAGCTCGCCTTCCTCGGGCCGACCGGAACGACCTACACCCTCGACTACTCGAGGGCGCAGTTCGAGTTCGGCGACAACGCCTCGAGCTTCGAGGTGCGCCAGATCGCGACCGAACTCGCGCTCTGCCGGCGCTTCTTCGAGAAAAGCTACGAGTTCGACACGGACCCCGCGACGGCGTCGACCGTCGCCCAGAAACGCTGGTACAACTGGGGCAACAACGGCGGCGACTACGCGGACGCGGAGACGCGCTTCACGGTCGAGAAGCGCGGTACGCCTTCGATTTCGTGGTACAGGCCCGACACCGGCGCGGTCGGATCGATCGTCGTATCGGCCGCCGGGCACACCGTCAGCTCGACGACCGGAACCTCGAGACAGGCAACCGGTTCCCCGCAGGGGACGAGCGAGGTCGCCGGCGTCGGGCAGGCGCACTGGGCCGCGGACGCCGAACTCTGAACCGAAGGGAACGCGATGGGCTACACCTACTCTTTCACGAGCACGGCCTCGGACTCGACGATCCTTCGATCGGACGGCTACGAGTTCCCGCGCGACCCGAGCAACTCGGCCTACGTCGACTGGCTCACCTTCACGGCCGGCGGCGGATCGACGACGTCCGCGACTCCGGAGAGCCTCGACGCGCTGCACGCGCGCTACGTCGGTCGCGTCGCGTCCCTCGCGGGCGACCGCCGCACGGCCCTGGTCGCTGACCCGGACCAACTCCTGAACGCGCTGCGCTACAAGGAAGCGCAGGACTACGACGCGGCGATCGCTCCATCCGACGGCGACTACCCGCTGCTCGGGGCGCAGGTCGGGACGCACGGCGCCTCCGTGCTGCTCGTGCACACCTTCTACCTGACGCAACTCGCGACGCTCAAAACGAACCTCGCCTTCGTCGACTCCGCCGTGAACGCCGCGAACGTGGCAATCAACGCCGCCACGACCGAGGTCGACTGTCAGGCCGCCGTCGACGCCCTCGACCTCATCCCCTAGGAGAGAGTCCCGTGACGCACCGTCCCGAGCTCGAGCCGGAGCAGGAACAGAAGCCAGCGCGTCCGATTGGCGCTCGGTCGACGTTCGACTGGATCTTCATGACCGGCGCGCTCCTCTCGGCCTTCGCGATCGCGGGCTACCTGAAGGACCTGCGCAGCGACATCCGAGACAAGCTCTCAAGCGACGACTTCTCGAGGTACACGCTCCGACTGAACCAGGCCGCGAAGGGCAGCTTCGACGCGCCGATCTGGCTCCCCGAGCGCGGCTCCGCCTCGGAGTACGACCCGTACCTGTATCGGCGGAGCGAAGGAGAAAAAAAGTAGTGACGCGAGTTCAAGTCGTCTTCTTCTCCATGCTCGTCGCAATTCTCGCCGTCGGGTTCTGGGGCGTGCGCACCTTCAGCGAGGTCCGGGACCGGATTCCCGAGGAAGCGTTCGCCCGCGGAGCAGTCCACGGGATCGAGACCTCCTGGCGCAGCGCGCGCGGCACGAACCGGGCGTGGAGCCTCGTCGGAGAGCGTCGCGACTACAGCGCGTGGCTCGACGAGCACGTTGCGGTCGTCGAACTCGCGCAGGCTCGCTTCCCGGCCCTGGAAGGCAGGTAGCGAGTGTCGCACCCGATTTCCTCGGACTGGACGGGATCGAGCGGTCCGACGCAGACCTACTACCAACTCGGCCAGACCCTCGCCGACTGGCTCGACACGCACGTCGCTGCAGTCGACTCGTCCGCGACGTCCTACCCGCCCGACACGGCCTACCCGATCGTGTCGACGTGGACGAGCGGAGGCCAGCCGATCGAGGTGTCGACCCCCTACGAGCCGCCGGAGACGCTCGAGCACTGGCTCTCGCGGCACTTCGGGATCGTCCGAGGCAAGATGGGATCGAGTCCGCCCGACAAGTGATAGGAGCAAGCGTGCACAAGCCCCCCCGGTTCTGGCTCTTCTTCGTCCTCGCTCTCGTCCTCGCGCTCCCGTGCTCGAGTTGCACGGACACGGGCTACCAGAAGTTCAAGGAGCACGGCGCCGCCGCGACGACTGCGGCCGTTGGCGGAATGCTCTCCGTCGTGGTCGGCGGCCCCGCGGGCATCCCGATCTTCGCCGGCGCGGTCTTCCTCGCCATGCTGGTCGACGCCGAACTCGCCCCGCCCGAGAAGGTCAAGGAGCGCGTCTACGTGGTCCAGACCCCGGTTCCGGCGAAGGACGGCACTCCTGGCAAGCCCAGGGTCGACACGTTCGACACCTCCGAGACCGGGAAGAAGGGCAACCTCGAACTCCCGGCTCCGGACGTGAAGGGGCTGCCGAAGCAGGTCACCGAGGGGTTCTTCTCGCGCTCGCTCGAGCTCGTCCGCCTCGCTGGCTGGCTCCTCGCTGGCGCGTTCCTGCTCGGGTGGGTACTGAACCACCCGAAGGCGCAGTCCGCGCTGCGCACGCTCGCCGTGTGGGCCTGGAACAGCGCGAGAGCCCGCGCGCTGCAACTCTGGTCCGTCGCGGTCTCCCTCGCGAAGCCCTCTTCGCTGCACGCCCCTGCCGCCCCGAAGGTTGACCCCCCTACGGCCGCAGCGCCCGCGCCCTCGACCGCACCGACCCGAGACAACGGCCCCGCCGGAGGGTAGCTTCCGGCCATGCCCGTCGACCCTGGTGGACTAGTCCCCGGCGCTGACCTCGCCACGCAGCGCGCCTCCCTCGGATTGGCGATCGGAGTCAACGTCCAGGCCTACGACGACGCGCTCCTCGCGCTCGCGGGCCTCTCGACCTCGGCGAACGCGCTCCCGTACTTCACGGGCTCGAAGGTCCTCGCGACCACGACGCTCTCGGCCTTCGCGCGCACCTTCCTCGACGACGCGGACGCGGCGACGGTGCGCGGGACGCTCGGCCTGGTGATCGGCACGAACGTGCAAGCCTTCGACGCCGAGCTCGCGGCGCTCGCGGGCCTGATTTCGGCGGCCGACTCGCTCCCCTACTTCACGGGGTCCGGAACGGCAGCCCTCACGACGCTCTCGGCCTTCGCGCGCACCTTCGTGGACGACGCGGACGCGGCGACGGTGCAGGCGACGCTCGGTCTCGTGATC